ACTGATGCAGCAGTATCATAATATGAGCCAACAACAATGTGATGCCATTGGTTATCATTTATTGAACTACCTCCTATTAATTTTCCACCCACACCGCCACTGTCACTTTGCAAGTGAAAGTACCACTTATTGTCACCTTCCCAAGTAATGGTTGTTCCAGTGCTTGAGTGTTCTTTAAAATCAACCATTCTGCTATTTAACGACAAATTCCCTGCTGAATCGGCTCTTTTATACCAAAAGGAAGCTGTCCATGCTGCTCCAGATGGTTGATTGTACGGTATGTTTAAAACATCAGCACTATTCGTACCTGTGTAATAGGAGTGGCTTCCAAATTTTGCACTTGTATTAAATGCTGAGTTACCTGTCCCTGTATAATTACCACCAGTATCAGTAAAATTATTATTAAGTTGATGTAAAGAAACGGCTGAAGAATCTCCAAAAACATCAAAAGTAGTAGATGAATCTGAACCAGATTTTGGCATAGTAATACCATCAGCATCCCCTGCTGATTTCAGCCCAAACATAGACCAACTACCTGCGGCTATCGTAGAGCTATCAGTGAAAGCAGAGCCGCCTGTTGTGCTGTATGTGCCTGACGTAGCTGTTAGGATTACATCACCACCGTTTCCTGTGATGCGTTTGCCTACGTCTGTACTTGCGAATGAGCCAGAGCCTAGAACTAGAGAACTTGTAGAACCCAAGTTAAGGCGAGATAGCTTATATGTTGCATTATCAAGAATAACAAAATAGCTATCATTAACTAATTCAATGTCGGGAACATTGTTTGTAAGGCTCGAATAATCAAAACTGTTATTAGTGTAAGATCTGGTAGAGACAGTCCAAGGGGTACTTAAATTATACTCATAAATAAAATTTGTAGAATCTCCTAGAACATACATTTTAGAACCGTCTGACGTAAATGTAACATCCCTCACACCGTTACTTCCTGCTTCTGAAGATAGACCCCCTGCGCCTGTGGCTGTAGTTCCACTTGTAATATCCCAAGCTGTAGAAACGCTGTATTCAAATATAGCTGAGTTATAATCAGTTATATAAAATTTTGTACCATCTGACTTCCAAAGAATTGAAGTTGGATTAGCAGGGTATGGACTGTGTGTATTAGCTGCCCAACTACTTGTACCATTGTGACTGCTAAAATCAAAAGCAGTAGAAAATGAAAATTGATAGACATATGTTGTCGTATTAGTACCTGTTAAAATATACAGTTTTGTTCCATCAGAACTCATAGTTACAGCGCCAGAATGAACATTGCCTGTGTGAGAAGCGTAAGCAAATTGAGTTCTTCCAGTTGTAAAACTTGCAGTAGTAACATCATAAGCAGTAGAAAAATTAATCATAAAAACATATTCAGAGTTATGGTCTGCAAATATTCCTTTGTTGCCGCTGTCTACAAATTGAAAACATTGAGAGTAATTACTAATATGACCACTTGCACTATACGCCCCTGATAAAGCTGCAAAAGGCCCAGAGGTAGAAGCAAAGTTGCTAACACTAGTAGGCGTAAGCGTCACATTAGCAGCCGTATTGTGGAAGTCGTAGTTACTTGCTGTAGAGTTTACATCCCAAGCACCCTTAGAGGATATGCCTGTTTGCGGTACTTCCTTCGTTGCGCTTACTACTGGTGCTACAGTTTCATTAGAGCTTAGTGTTATCTCAGCCGTTTCGTTTTGGGTAAACGTCTTGGTAAGTGTGCCTTTTGTTGGGTCAGTATTAAGCGCAGAGTTAAATGCGGTGACTGTTCCACTGTCTATGGTTGCAATGTTTTTTAATTCACGACTGTTGCTTACAACTTCTGTGCCGCCTACTTTTAATCCCATCTTCGTATATCCTTACTAGGTGATTGTTGCGTTAGCGTTTACTGAGCCGACAACATCTAAGTTGCCACTGGCATCAAGTTTCATTTTATTTGTGCCGCCTGTTGAGAAATACAGGCTTCCACCGTTTTCGGTGACCGTCCAGTTGCTGCCAAGTTTTACTCCACCAGAACCATCTTCGTTAACGAGAGGAACCCACGCTGAATTATGTGCATAATAAGCCTTGCCAGTAGCGTGGACATGCACAAAACCGCCATGATAGGTACTTGCTGAGGGTAAGTCTGATAATTGAGAGTAGACGTTCGAGAACAACATCTTACCAGTAGTGGTAATGTCGTTTGATCCCATGTCTATGTCACCAGTAAACGTAGCTCCACTTAATTGAGCATATCGGGCATCTGATTGAGTCTGTGTGTAGTGTGTAGATAAACTAAAAGTGCCGTAGCTTACGATGCCAACAGAATCTCCAGTAGTAGCCGCTGTAGCCAAGGTCACACTAGTACCGTTTGTGGCAGTGAAATCTGAGGCAGGGTCTAAGCGCAAACCATTTAAAAATACGTCACAGAAAGTGGGATCATATGTGGCAGGGAACACCGTTGTAGAACCTGTGTATGATCCACTATTTGTACCTACTGTATAATCTTGTCTTTCAGCCGTACCGTTGACTGATGAACCTGCTGCTTGGAAACCGCCAGAGCCGTACACTTTCATCAGGTTGTTAGCTGTATCGAACCAAAGGTCACCAATCGATAAATTTGAACCAGAAGGTGCGGTAGCCGACACAAAGTATGTATCTAAAAAGTTCTGTGATGCAGTAATTGCAGACTGCGCTGTAGTAGCACTAGTAGCAGCATTTTGTTCTGAGGTAAGAGCCGCTGCCGCACTGTTTGCACTTGCAGTAGCAGAAGATGCAGCCGCTGAAGCACTACCTGCAACGGAGTCTACATAAGCTTTATTTGAAACATGGTCACTGGCAGTTGGATTTGGAACACCGCTGACAGTATTATTGCCCATTGCGATTGCACCCGACATTGTGCCGCCAGAGAGACTTAGCTTGAGAGCGTCTTGGGTATCCACATAAAATTTATTGGTTAGGTCTGGTGTATTTGTGGGTGCGTAAGTAGTCGTAATCTTCTGACTACCCATATCGATAGCACCTGTCATAGTGCCACCACCAAGAGGTAGTTTTGCTGCTATGGATGCCGTTACTTCAGAAGAGAAGTTTGCAGAATCACCTAACGCTGCCGCTAACTCGTTTAGAGTATCTAAAGTAGCAGGGGCTGACGCTACTAAATTAGCTACGGCTGTATCAACATCGATTTTTCGGGCGGCATCATTATTATTTTGAGGTGCAGATAAATTCTGAATAGTACCAGTAGTACCTGCATCCATGTTAAGAGTGCCATTAATGGTCACATCGTTAAAAGTAGATGATCCTGTCGTAGCTGTTACGTTACCAGTGATCCCACCTGTAAGATTACCTGTTAGCGTTCCATTGATTGCTAAGTTATTAAAAGTAGATGTACCAGAAGAGGCGGTTACGTTACCTGCAACATTACCAGTAAGATCCCCAGTAAAGCCGCTAGAGGCAGCAACTGTTGTACCTGATATAGCCGTTGGGTTTGTAGACCCGATTACGACACCATTTATTGAGCCGTTGTTACCTGCACCGCCTACGGTTACTGAGCCTAGAGTAGAGGTAGTTGAGTTGAGTGAAGCGAGGGTACTAAGACCTGTTACTCCAAGAGTGCCGCCAATTAGGGCATTACCTGCAAGGTGTAGGTCTTTGTATTTTAGGCTAGATGAGCCAATATCTACTGTATTGGTTGTCGATGGTGTAATGCTATTAGAAGCTATTGCAACCATTTCGTGCCATACAGCGGCTGAAGACGTATTTGAAATACAAACAAATAAACGATTTGCTGAAGTATTTATCCAAATACTGCCGGGAGCATACCCGGCAACGCTATCATCAGTAGCTATAGGGTTACTTGTTGCACTAAGGTTATTCTTTCCGCCAATGCCCCCATTTATTGCCGGAAGATATCCAGAAACTGAAGTTGCTAAATTAATCTTTGGAGAATTACCTGACCCACCATCGTGAGAATGCCCGGTAGTTCCATGAAAAGCAGCGCTTAAAGCATTAAATTCTGCGTTAAGTGGTGGCGCTGTAATCTCACTACCATTTTGTATGTCGGGAACAGATTGCCGTGTAAACCCTGCCATGTTCTATCGTCTCCCACTGATTGAAAATTCAAAGACCAATCCCTGTATGCTGAAGGGCTCACTTTGACCTACAGTTACAAAAGTCGCTCGAGCGCTAAACCCGGATCCTTGAACATCACTCGTCATTATTGGCTTTGAATTTCCGCCGTAGAGCACGTTAGCCCCGGCATAATTGATATTTAAACCGCTGTACTCCACCGGACCACCGGTGCTTGCCTGAGAATAACTTGAGGGTCTTGCGGTTTGATAATCCCCCCAATCGTATGCCATTGATAAAAATAGCTCTACTGGTCCTTCTGATCGTATGAAAGTATTACACTTTCGCATTGTCTTTCGGGTTTCAGTATCACCGAAATCTAAATACGGCGTACTGTATACACTTAATATGTCATTACCTGCGAAGCTTGTTCCAACCTCTTGCCGATAAACTTTTCCGTCATAGTCTCCATGTAAAACAAATTCTTTAGTTCCAATGTAACCAGATGTTGTACAGGAAGCTCTTATGCCAATAAGCTCACCAAATTCCCAACCAATACTTCCATCTTGGTTTGCCAAGCCGCCGATTATTCCATAGCTATCGACAGTAGAAGTTGTGTTATCACCTACAAAATATCTTACCTGAGACTTAGACCTGATAACTACGCCATTAATAGTATCCATGTCGTATTGGTCTATAAGATCGACTAGAGTGACCTGTATCGCTTTTGATATTGTCTCGAGCTCAACGTCTCCAATTCGAGATGTGCCACTGACCGGTCTAAACCCATCAGGCGCTAAAAACATGAGATCTCCGCCAATCTCTAAAACGCTATCTCGAGCTATGCATCCAACATTAGCGGTTACTTGATCGAGTAAGAACCCTGCCGTTGTATCCGGAGATATCTTTTTGATCGAATTAGTTCCAAATACAAACAGATCATCTCTAAAGCTTTTAAACTGAACAACATTAAAACCCGGTATGATCTGACCTGCGCCAGAAGCAACTGTAAAATCATATGGATTAGAAGGTGCGGAGTGACAGATAATAGCTTGGGAAGCAGCATCACCACCGAAAAAAAGATGGTTCTCAAATACATCTACTAGAGATGGAGCTGCTACCAATTGGTTGCCGCCGGGACTTGATGTTGATCCGGTTCCAGAAGTACTTAATTGGTAGAAAGTAGTTCCATTAAATATAACTGGATTATTTACACCATCTGCAAAAGCTATATGGGAACCTGATCCGAAATCCCATTGTACATGCCGAATCTTTGAAACGGACCTACTTCCGGAAGTGGTATTTAAAGTAAGGCTGTTGGACATTACTTGCCAACCAACATTAGCTACAAACTTATAGAATTTATATGTGTTCGCGCCTTGGTCTTTTCTAGCAGCAATTAGGTATGGGATGCCTATATGTTCATTTGCATAAATTGCTATGCAAAGAACTTTACCTTCTGCAACTCCGGCGCCTACTTCTACGTTAAGGTTGTCGTACTGAGTGTACCCTTGGATCCGCCGGTATCCGCCGTACAAACTGGGTTCAAAATTTACTAGTCGTGTGGCTGCTCCGGATGCAGCTTCAGATAAGTATAAGTGATTTTGATTTGAGTTTAATCCGCCGGAGCAAACCAGTTTAAAACTCTGGATATCATCAGCCATACTAGAACTTAACCCTTGTGTCTCTTATGGATTCAAAGGAGTTGATAAAAAGGGTTTGAAGGTCTTTTAGCCCAGAAGTAAAAGCGGCGTATGCGGCATTAGCGGATTCTAGATTGTCTTTAAACATATAGAGATGGAATAAAGCCCCATCCACCAAAACCGTATCAAAAGATTCTGGAATACGACTAGTATCAGTAGCATTCGTGAGATCAGTATAATTTAGAAAGTATCTAAACCGAATTGTGTATGCTTGATTTGGGCTCGGCGTCACGCCAAAGCCTTGTCCATGACTTGGAAAAACAAAATCCGGAACTGCTAGTCCGGCGCTACCTGCTTCATAATCTCTATCTCGAAAATTTTTATACCACTCATCCCGATCAATGGAGCTAAGCGTTTTAAAACCTGTACCTAGACTATCGTTTTTTTGGATCTGGAAAGAATTATAATCAGCTACTTTAAAAAAATTAGGCCAAGCATATTCGGACTGCCCCGGAGTAAGAACCTGACTATGTTCTGCACTATTGAAGGGCCATTCGAATTCTGCTTGGTTCACTTTTGCTATGGCTGCTTTGACGGCATCTTTAACCAATGCCTGTACTCCTCGCACAGACGTAAAATCATCTGATGCAATTTCCACTTCATTGATCCGTCTAAGGACCATATTACATAAATCGATATAAGTGGAAGCCATACTAAAACCTTATATAGAGTAAAGGGGGCAAGATTTACTCGCCCCCTGATTAGCAGAAAAAATTATGCTAAATTGTAGTTTGCAGTAAACAATGCTTCTGGTCGGAGAATTTTTCTTCCGTACATCTGCATGCCCCTGACCACATCACTAAATGTGGTCGGTGACCGGAAAGTCTCCGTTTTGTTGATTTGCTGCGCAGTTGAAACAGCGGAATCATGACCGGCTACGATCACAGAAAAATTACTAGCTGAACCGGCACTGGCGGCTGTTCCGCCCCCTGTTCCTTTGTAAGGAAGGTTGTTGGACTTATAGATACGGAAACCGCGAATTGTACCCGGCATGCGTCCGTTTCTCAGTTCTCCATCACCGCCAAAATCAGCGTTGATTAATTTTGAGTCTTCGTCCATCAAGATTTCTGCGAAAATTGGGTCTACACAGATCCATCTAGAGTCTGTGTCCACATTGGCTTGATCCATCTGCCGAGCAATTCGGTTTAGGATTGCAAGTGGGCTTGTGATAGCCCCTGCTCCGCCGCCGGATGCTAATGGGATAGAGTTAGCTGCTGTTGAACCACCAAACGCGCCTTGGGTTAGCTTGTTAGCTGCAAGCAATTCATCGTTTCCGGCTGAGCTGTCAGCTTTTGTACCGGTTGGTGAAGTAATTGCTGCCCAAGATGAGCCGCCCCATGCGTATCCAGACATATAGCCAAGAACGTCTTGGTCGAATGCATCACGCAATTTGAAACCGGCTCTGTCCGTAGCAAGGTTCATAAAATTTATGTGACTCATCGATTCTTCGATATCGTCGATAGAAAATTGGTAGTAGTTCGCCTGATCTATGACCATAGTGAAATCGTCATCCGCAAGATCCTGATTCGAGAGTTGTGTACCCCTTGCATAAGAATTTATGGTGATTTCTGGCTCTTTGATAATTTTCACTGAGTCGCCAAATGAGCTTATGTCACCTGAGAAATCAGTGTTTGTTATATCTTCTACGACTGATGCCGATCTAAAGGCCAATTGGACTTGACGGCTATAAATTACGGGCGAAAAGTTTCCCGAATTGAGGTTGGTATACCCCGATGCTTTTGGAAATGCCATTTTAAAATCTCCTTATATGTGAAATGGCGTTGAACGTCAGGACACAGAAAATTTTTGAAATGTGGCAGTTAAGTGATCGAGGGTTGCGGTTAACCGGGCCTCAACTTACTGGTAGACATTGCTTTTTCTGATCTTGGTAGGGGTAGGTTTAAAAACGGCCCTAAAATTTTACAATGTAATCATTGTTACCTTTATTATAGCATAATAGTTACTATAATAGCAATACTTAGCGCGTAGCTCCTGACATATCGAATTCGAATTCGCCACTATGCATTGCTTCCATTATTGCCTCTTGATTTTTAGCGTACTCTTTATCTGTCATTCTAGATATTTGAGACTCCGAAAATCTGGCTTTTGATTTTGTACCGGGTTTAGCAGACGCTGCCCTTCCAACGGATTGAGCAGCCGAATTATTTGCTTTTGTTTTTGTTCCAGTATCAACTTTATACAAATCAATCGCTCTAGCTGCCGATAATGCGTCTGTATTATTTTTATACAGCGCATCCTGTATTACTTTTGGCTGCATTGCCACCCAATCGTGAAACTTTGGATCTTGTCGTATTTCACTAAAGTCTGGATGTAGTCGATTGAGTTGTGCCTCTGCATCCTTCTTATTCATTTTCTTTTCAAGATCACCCAAATGACTTAGGCGTTTTTCACCCTCTTCAAGAGCTTCATTCGCTCTCTTTCGTGCAATAGTATCTACTACCGCCGCAACCTCTGGGTATTTCTTAGACCATGCTTCAACTTCCTGATCAGTTTTTGGAAATTTAATTTGTCCTTTTGCAGCATCTTCAAGCTGACGCTTTATATCTGCTAACTCCTGATCTTTCTGGTTTAAAAGCTTCTGAGAGTGACTACGCAAGTCTCCGTAGCGTTTTTTATACGCAGCCTCGTCGGGATCTTGTGCTATTACTGCTTCAGCTTGTTCCTCTTGCTCTTTCTTAAATTCTTCAGCATAAGAAAGACGTTCTTCGTCTAGTTCTGCGCGATACGCACCTTTATATTTTGGCATTATATTTTCTCATAGGTTGGGGGCCAAGATCTTCCTCGGGTAGCCCATTTTACAATTAAAGAATGAATTTTATTGTTGGTTTTTTTATCATTCCGTACATCTGAGATTTTGTTGGATAGTAATCTTCATCACCTTCCTCTGGATACTCAGCATCCATTTCTTCTTCAGTTGTCATTGTTGAAGCCACCTCGATTTCGTTTCCTTGGGGTGTTTCAATGACTTCTTTTTCTTCTTGTTCGGTATCGTCTTCGGCTTGAACTTCGGCGTCCTCAGTATCTTCGCTACCGGATTCACTCGTATGATACCCTTGCCCTTCACAGTGCTCACAGCCTCTTCCTTCGCAAACTGGGCATTCCGTTACGCCCATATCTACTTCTTGAATAAGTCCCATTTCATGCATGCTCATTAAGCCCATTTCAGCTTCGTTCTGCATATCCATTATATGTTTTAAGCCATGCCACTTAACAACATTTGCCGGGAGAACATATTCCCCTTCTGATATGCGGATATCGATATCGTCTCTGACATTTTTAGCCTCTGATCCGATTGGGATTGGATTTCCGGAGATAGGATCAACTGGACGCATCATTCCTTCTTCCTCGCTGCCGCATGGCATTCCGCCGTGGTACATTTCAGCTATTTCGTCATCCGCTTCAGACTTTGTTTTTTGTATGGCTTCTGCTCGAGCTTCTTCGTATTTACTGAGATGATCATCATCATTTAAATCTGCTTTTTTTCGATCTAATTGAAATTTTTCACTTGCCATATCCATACCTGCTTTCGTAGTAATCCCTTTTCGAGCTTCTATTATTCCGCCAAGCCTCATTTCGGGAATTGTTGCCATTGCTAAATCGTCCATCACCAACCGGATATTGTGAGAGCCATAAATGTCGGTAATTGTTACCGGCTCTTGTCCTTTTATGCCTTTGTAAAAAGTGTGGTTCCCAATTGTTAAAGGATCTGTGCCGTCGAACTTTGTACCTCTACTCGAGGTTACACTTTCATTTTGGAAAAAAACCCTGCCATCAGATCCGTCATCACCTATAAAGATATAATCCGTTAGCTCTTGCATACCTCGGGTCAGTTCATCCGAAGATACTGGTATATCTTCTGCCGAGCCAAACTCTAAGACAGGTTCAAATTGATCTGGTACTAAAACATCATCGATAGTATCTCCAAATCGATCCGAAGCTAATCTGTTAAATATAACGCCTCGAACGGCGTCTCGACCTTCAATACCTTCATTGTTAGCTTCTCGCGCAACCACTCGCTCGATCTTTTGCATATCTCCGTAAGATATTTTCATTTGTGGTTCTGGAGGTCGAGGTTGGGGGCGGATGGATGAATCCATATATTTACCTCACTAATCTGTAGGATTATCGCCGATAAAGAGAAGCGCCTCTTCTCTATCTAACATTTCATAGGGTGGTGTTTCTCTTCGCTCATCTGCCGACATATCTCGTCGAGCTTGAACTAATCTAGACTTGGTTTCACCCATGTCGTGCATATAAAGTTCCTTATTCGTCATCGCGATTAGTTTTTCTAATTTAGCTATTCTTTCCGGTCCTAAGTTGCTCGACTTTAGATTTTTTATTTCTTGTTTCCATCTGTTTTTTCGTGCCGTAGATCTTGTCCAATTAAAACCAGAACCACTGCGAGAATTAAAATCTTTGTCTATAAGATGTTGAACTTCATGCAGCATGGTGGATAGTATAAATTCTGCTTCAGCTTGTTTTTGGGATATTTTCCCTGCACCAAGTCGGTCCATAATATCTTGATCTGCTTTGTTTCTGGGATTATTCATCCATGAAGTAGCGTCTTTAAAAGAGCTGATGCGACTAGGAAAACCTTTCTCATATTTGGCAGGTTCATTCTCATATGCAAGACCAGAAGATCCTTGTTGTTTTGCAGATCCGCTTGTTCTTCTCCCTGCCTCGGCGGAAATTTCAGAAGGATTTATTTTATTTTCTTTAAGAACATCCATTACCTCATCATGCATTAGCACTTCATCAAGCATAGATTTTGGATTGTAAGGGTATGTGGGACTAGGTCCATATCCGACTGTAAGGTTTTTTCTTTTTATGGGTTTTTCTTGAGTGACTGTAATATCTTCATATTCTATGTCACTTTTATCTTTTCCTAATATTTGATTTAGTTGTGCCTGTAGTTCGTTAGCCTTTTCCGTGGCTGCTTCTACAGATATATCTTTGCGTTGAAGTTGAGCTCTTAACTCTAGCATTTGCTTTTGAGTGTTAATTTTAGCAGCCAAAACTTCATCAGAAGTAAGTTGATTGCCCCCTTTTTGGACGCGCTTTGTTGTAGTGACTGTCTCTGTTTTAGAAGTAACTGGCTCAGTTCTGAAAGGCATGGTTAAAGCAATCTCTGCCCCTGAGTCATCTATTTCATCTAGCCATTCGCCTTTTTCTTGTATCTGCCAAAGACCTGTCTGCGACCATATCTCATCTCTAGAGGCGCCTTGCAGTTTTAAATTGTCAGCAACGTCTATTCTACTTTGGTTTCCCGACTTCTTTGCGGCAGGTATAAATATCCCGGCAATTGATGAAGGATCCCCCTTGGGAGCAATATCAACAATCTTATTAATAGCTCTTGGAGCAACTCCGATACCGCCAACCATACCAAATAGATCCGCCGTTGTTCCGCGACCACTCATAACATCATCGAGATAAGTGTACGCGCCTACACCAACATCTTTCGCAAAGTTGACTACCTGTTCTGTGCTTGGAATAACTGGGTTTTGAGCATATTCTTTTACCGCCCCTACTCCACTAACTACAGCGTCTTTAATTTTTTCTGTTTCATTCCTTTGATCAGGATTTACCCGGACTATATATTCCATTCCGGTCAAGGTTCTTAGTACAGGATTACCTGCCTCATCCTGACCGATTTGTATATCATTCGTACTAGCACCCATAGGTCGCTGAAAACCCGGCACTAGATCTAGAGGATGCTGTTCTTGAGCCTTCTCTAAATCGTCTTCGTCATTACCAAATATGAAGTCTAATACACCCAAAGTTTACTTCTTCATGCGGTGGTACATTTTATACCCAACATAACAAATTACAGCTAATATGAGTGCTCCGCCAATAATGTTTTCTAAGATCATGTTTCTGCTCCTTTAATTGCTTCATCTCGTAAGGTTGAAAAACGCTTTAGCTCTGCTATCGCACCTTGAAGTTCTCTGATTTTCTCATATTCCTTTGTGGTTTCGAGAAACCCTCTGAGAATATCTATTCTAGCGTTGCAGTAGCTATTTAAGATCTCCATCTGGTCTTTATTGTTGACCAGAAGAAGAAGCTTTCTAAAAAATATTTTATCCATTTATTGCATAGGTTCCTGTGGTGGAGCTTCTTGCGGTGGTTGCTGACCGCCATTATTTCCGCCACCAGAGCCAGTAAATCCGGCGTTACCGGGTTCTGGAGCTGCGCCCGGGGCTATATTTCCCCCGCCTGTTTGGGTTGGATCCTCTATGCTTGGCGCTCCTTCCGCCGGAGCTGCCGGTGTTTCTTGAGGCATCATCGATTGTATTTCTGCCATCATCTTCGCTTGGATAACAGCTTCTCTCGGATCATTAAGAATTCTGTCTTCATCCAGATCCATCGAAGCGGCAAGCTCTCGTAATATGAAGTCATATTTGACGAAAGGCGCCATTTGTTGATTTGCAGTCATTTGCATGAACTGGAGCAGCCGTTGGCTACGGATTTCGTTACGCATTAGGCTTTCAGTTCCACGCGCAAGAACCTCAAGATCTCCTACAAAGTTTTCATCAAAATTAAATTGCATGTTAAATGAGAAGAGAGCTCTTCCGAGCGGAGCTAATAAATAATCATCTATGTTTCTAACTACAGATTTGATTGCTTGCTGAGATGCTCCCATGAGCATGCTCATCCCTGATGCAGTTCTACCAACTCCAGTAATACCAGTACCACCATGACTATAAGATGGTATGCCGGTGGACTCATCTGCAAGCTGACGGCTCTTGTCGAACATCATCATAAGCTCATTTGATACGTTGGGGAACTTGGTTCCGAATATACTCTGTCCGGGCGCCCCTGCCTGTCTGCGAAACAGTTTGCCGGGGTACACACTCATGTCCTGACCGGGAACTAGATTAGTTTCATCCACCTCAATTAGAAGATTTCCAGATAATGCGGCGTTATCAATCGCCATCCGGAAGGTTCCGTTCATCACCAATTGTGTGTCCGTCATATTTTCAGCAACTCCGACACCAAAGAATGAGTAAGGGTTCATTTCGTAAGGTACGGCGGCATAAGGTATTCGAGACGGAGTAAATGGGTTTATTACCAATCTGAGTATTTGATTATTGCAGATCCAAATATTTACCGAAACCTGATCGAGATCAGCTAATTTATCCGGTAATTCTAGGGCGGCATCTTCAGCTAAGTGTCTATCTATTACTCCCCAATATTCGAGGACTTCAAATCTTTCTATATTATCCTTGTTTGAATTATCTTCTAAATCATGTTCCCAATATTCTCTTTCGTAGGATGGACCGTAATCTATGGCTAATTCTATGCTCTCAGGTCTGAAATGTGGTCTATTCTTTAACGCTCTTATTTGGCTTCTGTTTAATCTGTGGCGTTGAATTGTATACTCTGCTTCATCCATTGATCTGGCATCCGGATCCGGGTAAAAATCCCAAATACTAACATGCTCAACTTTGGGTATTGTATTGTACTCTGGAATATACTCTCCGTCAGAGTTCCACTTTGGGTATTCTTTCTCAAAAGAAAATGGACCTTTTAGAATACCTGTTCCGAAAAGCGCCATTTCAAAAGCAACGGCTCTGAGGTGTTTGCTTGCTGAGCTTTCCTCGAGCTGATCATGCATCTTCTTTTCAAGAACTTGAGCTGCACGTTTTGCCGGTTCAAATGTTATTGATGATGGTGTTTTACCCGGACCTGTTTCTAAACTATCCTCAATAGGCTGCAAACTATCTTTATAGATACCTAGATCCTTTGCAAGATCAGGTCGGGTTATAGTTCTGGGCGTATCATATTTTATGCCAGTTTTCTCTTCAACCTTTTCAGAGGTAATCGCATTAGGATCATAATTTATTGCATCTGCAACATTAGTTGGAAACTTTCTTGACTCGACGCCAATAGGAAACTTAGCTCCGGCGAATAAAACATCGATAACTTGAGAATAAGCAGCTAAAACTTTTGTCTTGGTTACTTTTATAAATGCTTGGCTTTTTTCAGTGTCAGTGAATTGTACATCTGGTCCGTATATTCCTCGATAGTTTCTGTAACCATCGAGCCATCTAGTTTCGTCAGTAAGCCTTTGAGTTTGAGCTTTAGAATAAGCTGATTGAACAAATGCAGCTAATCCAGAATACTCAATATTTTCTTGTTCTACATTCCCATCTTCTTCCAGTGATATCCCGGCGCTATCTTCCGTAACATCTTCTGATTTATTGTTTGGTGGGTCCATTAGTGCCATGTTTAATATCCAAATACATTATCTGAGGGTTGCCATCTTTGCAGCGGTACGCCATGCCCCATATCAAAAGGACTTAACGCTCTCGGCCTACTCATTATTCCATACCTAACCGAGTCATATGCGTGGTCTGATTTATATCTAGGATCAATGTCATCTCCGCCTTTTGGGTCGCTTGGAATGACCGGGAGATCCGCAATAATTTGCCGACAATTGTTAAAAAACATGATGCCCGGCATATTTGTTTCTTCGTTTACTTTTAAAACTTCGTGAAACCTATTTTTACCGGCAACTCTTGATCCGGCGCTTCGATCTGAGGGGCGCCATCGACAACCGGTTGCTATCATTTCTTCGGCTATGCTTGGCCCTATTTGACCCCTAACGTGCCAACAAGAGCTATCAAGAATGCCATATGAAATTGAATCTTCTTTTTCTGCTTCAAGTACTGCTTTAGCGAGATCTCGGCCTGTATGCTTCGATAAATATAATTCACGATAAACAACAAGGGTTTCAAAAGCAGGGTCAATTGCAAACCAGTGAACAGCGCTAAAACTCGAATATCCATAATCGCAACTTCTAAACTTTCTCCATTCGTCGGGTATTTCAAAAGGCTCAACAACGTGGACTGATTTTCTGAACTCTGTAAATGCAGCGCCTGTAGCTACATCCCAATCACCATCTAGAAGCTGTCTTCTAAGCATCTCCGGTAAAGATCTTAGGTTGGCTTCATATACGCCGTCTTTTGCGAGATATGGATTGTCGCTAAGTCTTGCCGGAATAAACTTGCGTTGGAAAAGTGCTTCTCCCGGTTTTTCGGGATGATCGTCTGGGTATCGAAGAACTTCAGAAGTATCTAGATCTGTAGCATCGAAAGTATTGTTCTCTGGAGCCGGTTCAATAAACATACGGCGAACCCAAGAATGACCGGGGCCACCGGGATTACTTGTAGCTCTCATGTAAATAGGTAAATCAGGATCTGTAGTCCTTAATCTTCCCCTTAAATAGTTCCAAGCGAAGGGCGTGGGATATTGAGTGAGTTCGTCAAAAGCAATGTATGAAAACGCTTGCCCTTGGTATCTCAAAACGTCTTCATCGCGCTCAAGGTAAGTGAGCCAAAGACGCGCTCCGCTTGGAAATACCCACAACGACTTTTTCTCTTGCCACTTGGCGCCCTTGAAAGCCTTGGGGTATAACTCCTTACATTTCCACTGGATCTCTCGCAGTTCATCCGTAGTTCTTCGTAAAATCAAACCATTAAAGTTTGGGTTATCGAAGTACCTCAAAGGGTCTGCGATTAGGCTCATAGTTTTTCCGCCACCGGCACTTCCGCCAAATAGAACTTCACGTTCGGTAGCTGCTAGAAACTCTGTTTGAGGACCATGATTAGGCGTAAATATTACTTCGCGTTCTTCCGGTACTGCCTCAAAATCTAGTGCATTGGATTTATATTGTTTGCGATTAACAGGCTTTTCTTCGGTAACAGTCCTGTCTTCCCAATTGTCCAATTTTTTTTTCTGTATTGTCAGTACACGTTTAGCATCCGCTGCTTTTCTTTTGATCCGCGCTTTAGCTTTTTCTGGCCCAGTTTTTGGAGCTAGTCTTCTTCTTTGTCTCTTTTGTTTCTTTTCTCTTTCATTATTGGATAGAACTCCTCTGCGCTCTTTCCAGATATTATTTATACCTTGGTGAGAGATTTGCTGACCAGTTTGTTGTGTCAGCCAAGCGGCAGTCTCTCGCAAAGATCCGCCGTTGTCGATAAAATCTAGGGCTTGAACTATGTAGGGTATCATCTCCTCATCAGGGATCAAAATACATGGATCGTCTGATGCAGGTTTGTAACCGTAAGCTATTCTAGATTTTGGATTTGCTCTTCGCTTCTCTGGGAAGTCCGTCATTCTGTCTCATTTTTTGGTGGTAAAATAAATATGCCGCCCTCTGGTCCTTTGACCTCGATCTGCTCCTTTTTAACCACTCCCGACCTGTCCAGTACTTCTTTAGCTGCCGCTACAATATTTCGAGCTCCTAATGCGCTAGGATCGTGAAATACCCCGGCTAGACTAGCGGCTGCTTTTGGCGCGTTGATTGCCATCATCGTTTGTGCAGCATCCACAATATGTTCCCTGATTGGCGCCACTGCCTCTTTAATAGATGTATTGTCCGAATATCCGGCAATTCTCATAGCAGTACGGAAGTCTCCGTTAGCTTCTCCCATTAGGGCATCCACTAAAGCTTCTTGTCTTTCAGTTAGTTTCTTTTCAGTCATTCTTACCTCAAAAATACAAAGCATAGACCCACTATGCCTGTACAAAACATCCAAAAAATACGCTCAGCAAAGGCTATCTTCTGACCTCGAACCAAAGCTTGCTTTTCCATTTCATCTAATCGATCATCTGCCTTTTTCTGATAATCTGAAATGTTATCCATGCGCTTAAACGCAGTGACCATGCGTTCTTCCATGCGAACCATTTCGACCATTGCATCTGATAATTTATCCACTTTAGTCTCAATTCGGTCTAGCCTGTCTTCCATCTTATGCTCCGTTTTTGTTATTCGGTACGCACTCAATGGAAATGCGATAAAATTGATTA